CCCAGCCCCGCCGGCAGCACTGATGCAGCCGCCCCCCAACTTGCAGCAGATGCTCGACAGGATTATGCCGACCTCGTTGCAGCCAACCGCAAAGTGACTGCCCAGGTCGCCGGCCTGCAGCAGTTCATCCTCTCAGCGTGCGTTCGCGCCGCTTCGAAATAGTCGGGAATCCGACACCTTCCCCCCGTGATGCTGGGGCCTCCTTGATCCACTCACTGAGGCTCCACTCATGCCAGAAGCAACCCCCCGTACCGTCGAATACCACGACACCCAGACCGCCCTGCAACTGCTCGACGCTGCCGGCCAGCTCATCACCCGCGGCGCGGCCTCCAACAACCTGCCTGTTCAGGAGGCCGTGAACAGCATGGTTGTCGACCTGGTGGTCTACGCCAAGCAGTTGCTCAAGACCCCGCCACCTCCTGAGCCTGAATCGCTCACCGCCAAAGCCGCCGAGTAACCACCGGGGCCCGGCCGTACGCCGGGCCTCACACCAGGAGAAGCCCAATGTCAGCCCCTGACCTGATCGTTCAAACCCCAGGCGAACCTGTCACCAGCTCGGCGCCGGACGGTTCCGCTGCCGCCCCCACCACCAGCCAGCAGGCCCCCGCACCGGCGCTGTACGCCGCCAAGCACAACGGCGGCGGTCGCTGGATCGTGGTTACCAACGACGAGAAGTCCGTCCGCGTGGGCGAGTTCGTCGGCACCAAGGAATCGATCGTCCCCGAGGTCGAGCGCATGAACGCCGGCGGCGAGCCGTTCGTGGCACCTGCTGACGACAGTCAGGCCCCCGCACCAGTGCCCAAGCAGGCCGCCGGGGCCATCGACCCCACCACCATCAAGCAGGCAGTCATGACCGACGAAGGCTGGCTGTGCCCTGAAACCAAGGCGAAGGAGTAAGGCCCATGGGAAGCAAGCCAAAGGCGCCGAAGGTCGTTGCGCCGCCAGACCCGGCCATCGAAGCGCAGAAGGCCGCCGATGCTGCGGCAATCAAGGCCAACGAAGAAACCGCCACCCGCAAGAAGCGTAAAGCCGAGAGCAGCCTGCTCACGTCTGGCGCCCAGGGCACCGGCTCCGTTCTTTCATCCGGCAAGAGCACCCTAGGGCAATGAACGCATCCCAGATCTGCGCAACGTTGAGCACCCTCAAGTCCCTGCGCTCGCCGCATGAGCAGGTCTGGCGCGACTGCTACGACCACAGCTACCCGATCAGGGGCAGCGGCTTCTGCACCGAGCAGATCACTGCCCTGGAAGCGCAGATGCGCAAGGCGCGGATGCTTGATGGCACCACCACGGACGCAGCACGGATTCTGTCGTCCGGCATCATGTCGGGCCTGACCCCGGCCAACTCGCAGTGGTTCGGCATGGATGTCGGCCAGGAAACCGAGGATGAACGCCGGTGGCTCGACGACTCGGCCGATGTCCTCTGGCAGAACATCCACGCATCCAACTTTGACGCGGCCGCCTTCGAGGGGCTGATCGACGTTGTTTGTGCAGGGTGGTTTGCCCTGTACATCGATAGCGACAAGGAGCGGGGCGGCTTCACGTTCGACCTCTGGCCGATTGCGAGCGTGTACTGCTCGGCGTCCAAGGCCGGGGGCAAGATCGATACCGTGTACCGCGAGTACAAGCTCACAGCAGAGCAGGCCGTAAACGAGTTTGGCGAGGAAAACCTCAGCGAGAACACCCGCAAGCTGGCAAAGGATAAGCCGCAGGAAATGGTCCGGTTTATCCATGCCATCTACCCGCGTACAACCTACATGGTCGGCGCCCGCCTGGCCAAGAACATGCCGATTGCATCCTGCAAGGTCGAGGTCGAGGCCAAGCGCCTGGTCAGCGAGTCGGGCTATCACGAAATGCCGGTGGTTGTGCCGCGCTGGATGATGATTCCAGACAGCGTCTACGCCGTGGGGCCGGTGTTCGATGCGCTGCCGGATGCGCGCACCTTGAACGATCTGTGCCGGATGGACTTGGCCGCCGGCGATCTGGCAATTGCCGGCATGTGGATTGCCATGGATGACGGCGTGCTGAACCCGCGCACGGTCAAGGTCGGCCCGCGCAAAATCATCGTTGCCAACAGCGTTGACAGCATGAAGCCGCTGATGTCCGGCTCAAACTTCCAGTACGCCGAAACCAAGATCCAGCGCCTGCAGGGGTCAATCCGCAAGATCCTGATGGCTGACCAGCTCCAGGCACAGGACGGCCCGGCGATGACCGCCACCGAGGTGCATGTGCGGGTCAACCTGATCCGCCAACTGCTGGGCCCAGTCTATGGCCGCCTGCAAACCGAGTACCTGCAACCCCTGATCGAGCGTTGTTTCGGCATCGCCTACCGCGCTGGAGTCCTTGGGCAAGCCCCTGAAAGCCTGGCGGGCCGCAACTTCACCGTGCGCTATCTGTCGCCCCTGGCACGCGCCCAGAAGCTGGAAGAGGTCAATGCAATCGACCAGTTCGTGGCCGGCGCCATTGGCGTTGTCACTGCCACGCAAGATCCGTCGATTCTCGACAACATCGACATGGACGAGGCCCAGCGCTTCAAGGGCGAAGCCTTGGGCGTCCCGAACTCCATCATTCGCAGCACGGCCGCCCGGGACAAGATCCGCGAGGACAGGGCCCAGGCGCAGCAGGCCGCACAGGAGCAGGCGCAGCAGCAAATGATGATGCAGCAGGCCGGTGAGGCCGCAATGAAACAACAGCCAGGAGCCGCAGCGTGAGCATGACACCCGAACAGATCGACGCGATGTTCAAGCGCGTGTTTGAGGATCACCACGAAGGCGCGATGTGCTTGGAGCTGCTGCTGCAGCGCTTCGCCAAGAACGCCTGCACCGTTGGCGGCATCGACGCCATTCTCACCACCTACAAGCAGGCCGGGGCCCGCGAAGTCCTGGACCACATTGTTAACCGCATCAACCGCGCCAACGGCGTGCAAGAAGATCCTAACGACCAAGAGGAACCACAATGAACATGTTTATCCATGGCCGTCTGGGCCACTTCTACATGGCCGAGGCAGGCGAGGGCGGAGACCCTGGTGCTGGTGCAACTCCACCACCAGCCCCCGCGCCGGCCCCTGCTGGCTCTGTGCTGGCCAACGCCGTACCGAACGACTACATCCCGGAGAAGTACCGCGTTACCAAGGATGACGGCTCGCTTGACCTGGAACAGTCCAGCCGCAAGCTGGCCGAATCGTACAGCCACCTGGAAAAGCGTCTGGGTTCCGGTGATGCGCCGCCCAAGACTGCCGACGAATACACCGTCAAGCTGGAAGGGGTCGAGGGCTTCAACTGGGACGAGTTCAAGGCCGACGAGAGCACCCAGTCGTTCCTGAAAGGCGCGCATGCCAAGGGCCTGACCAACGACCAGGTGCAGTATGTGATTGGCGAGTACATGAAGGCGGCCCCTGGCCTGATCGAAGGCGGTGTGCAGCTGACCCAGCAGGATTGCACCGCGGCGCTCAAGTCAGTTTGGGCTGATGATCAGACCATGCGGACCAACGTCACTGCCTCCTTCCGCGCCGCTGAGGCTTTCGCCAACCCAGAGGGTCAGCCGGGAAACTTCGCTGCAATAGTGGCCAAGTATGGCAACGACCCGGACTTCATCGCGTTCACTGCCAACATCGGCAAGGAGCTGCGCGAAGACAGCCAGATCAATGGCGGGGCGCCAGTCAGCGAAGGCGACTTCAAGGTCAAGACGGCCGAGTTGCGCCAGCAGTTGCAGGACCTGCCGGCGCATGATCCGAAGCGCCCAGGCGTTCAAGCCCAACTTGATGCCTTGTACAACCAGCGCTTCAGCAAGCCGCAAAGCCGCCTCGGCTGATCCTTCCCCGCGTCAAATAGTCGGGAAACCGACACCCCATCACTCCGACCATCACAGGCATCCCGGTAGCAATACCGGGCACGGCCTGCGATGGCACGCAGATACCCGGACAGCCCCGAGGCGCAGCAAAGCCGATGCACGCCAGGAAGAACCGGCCCGCCCAGCGGACACCCGGCAGGCAATCCCTTATCTGCATTGGAGTGCATCAAATGTCCTTTCAAATCACAGAAGCCTTTGTCCAGCAATACGGCGACAACTTCCGCCACCTGGCACAGCAAATGACGTCGCGGCTTGAGACTCATGTGACCATCGAGCCGAACATCGTGGGCATGTCCAAGTCGGTCAACCGCCTGGGCCAGCGTACTGCCAAGCGCCGTACCACTCGCCACGGCGACACCCCGATCAACGATCAACCACACAGCACGCGCTTTGTGGACCTGTTCGACTGGGAAGACGGCGACATGATCGATGACCAGGACAAGATCCGCATGCTGGTTGATCCGACTTCGGACTACGTCAAGGCCATGGTTTCCTCGCTGAACCGCGCCAAGGATGACGTGATTATCAGCAGCTTCGGCGGCTTCTCGCGCTCCACCACCGGCAAC